GCGCTGTCCGAGCCGATATTCTGTATAAACGAATAGAGGGAGCTCCACGAAAGAGCTCCCCCGACATCGTCTAACTGATAATGAGTGCGCGTCAGGAGGTCATATTCCAATGCCTCGGCGTGTTCATCTGCGAACCGCGCGAGGCTTATGATTCCCCCAGAGATTTACCGCTTGCCTTCTGTGTCTCTGCTGACCAAGCCTCCACGATAGCCTCGAAGTCATCTACGGAAAGGGAGTCCATGACTTCCTTGCCGAGATGCTTTTCAAAGAACTTCAAGACTTCGGTCTGATCAGAGAGTTTCGACAGTTCCTTGACCTTCAAGGACTTGCCAAGCGGAATGTAATAGGTCTTGTCCCCGATGATGACACCGAGGTTCTGGTCCTTTTTCTCTTCTCTGCGCTTATTAAGATTAAGTTCCGGCATGGTGAAACCTCCTTAAACTATCAGGATGTAACCTGACCGTCATCCTTAACGAATGTCCAGGATGCAGCTTCGATTGTGCACTCCCATGTGATTGCATCTGTGGGAGCCATCGTGATGTCAGAAACTTCACGAAGCATACCCTTGGATGTACCAAGCATGAGCATATCCTCGCCATCCTTCATGATGAACAGGAATGCCATAGGCTGAGCAGATACACCGGGAGCAACAGTGACGGAAACGAGCTTACCGTGTGTGCTTGTTGCAGCCGTAACGGTTACGTTGTCCTCACCGAAGATGGTCTCCAGTGTGCTCTGGTCGGTATACATAAGGGGAGCGGTAACTGTGCCGCCCTCATCTGAAGAAATAAGTCTCTCGACTTCCTTTGCCCAGTTGCGGAGCGGATCAGAGTCCTTGCCTGTGCTCCAGGTAATGCCGTCTGCCGTAACAGCGCCAGCTTCCTTCCAATCAGCACCGAGAGACTCGGAGGGATATGTGGGAAGTGCTGTGCCTGCGGGTGCAGTGTAGAACATACCTGTTGCGAGGCCGATACCAAGATTAACTTTGTTGCTTGCCATAAGCGTAAGCCTCCTAATTAAGATTCATCTATCTCGAACGATTCACGATGAGCAGTCACGAGGACCGTCAAAGTGCAGAGTTTTAAGTCAGGTCTCACCGGATCGTTCCCCCAGCGAGCCAGACTATTTACTGCGACATTCCGAAGAGCGCCAAACTGTGATTGAGCCTGCGCCTCGAGCAAGCCTTGAACGGTACGCATCAAGGTGTAGGCTGCCTCATCCGTCTCTGCCCTGGCATCAAGGACCACCGTGAACGTATCAATAGTATTCTCAGATCCTCCGCCTGTTGCCGTAACCAAGATGCACGGAGTGGTGAAGTTTGCGGGAAGAGGTCTGCAATAAACGGTCATATAGTCCGTCAGTGCCTTCCTGATCTCGTCTTCGATGTCTACTGGTCTCAAAATGTTCATGAAATACTCCTTGAAAGGACTTTGTCTTCTGATTCGGCTGCTTCCGGAACGGAAACGAGACCGATATATCGGCCTTGACCATGACCAGCAATAACCACGGTGCTCTCTACCTCGTCGGTAAGACTCCGCGCGTTGTTTGCGATCTGGTCAGTGACTTCCTGGACAATCTCTTGACAGCCTTCCGACTGTAAGATCTCCTTGAAGCCTGCTGATATAAATTCGATCTTCTCTATTCCGTAGTTAGCCATGATAGCGCCTCAATGTGACTTGTATGTGCTCAAGCGCGTTTGCGGCAGGCTGAACCCTGACATCGCCGTCTATTTCATAGACCTTGTTGTCGTACTGGATCCTGTCACCCGCTTGGATGTCCGCATCAGGCGGAGCAAATAACGTATAAAGGTCAGATATGCCAAGAACACGTCCATCTGTCGACAGTGACGTCGATGCAGGCTGCATTGAACACCCTCCGATGGTCTTCGTGGAAATCTTATCGGTTGCCCAGCTATAAATAGTCGAGCCCCTCGACGTTGTTGTTCCGGGTCTGATGCGAGTTACGGTCTGATTGCAAAATGAAGGAAGCATATCATGTCCTCCCCGGTCTCGTTCTCAGATCTATTGCACCAAGTAACTGCCGCTTTAAGCCAAGGGCCTTCAGATCAGATGGCCAGAGCTTGATGGCACCGCTCGCATTCGGCAACGAGTACGACTGAGAGACTGAGCCAGCGCTCTCACTGTACGATGTTGCGGGAAGCTGATAGCCAGGAGTGTTGAGTTCACGGACAACAGCATCGCACACAACAGCCTTTGCCACGGATGCAAGATACGGATCAGCCGCGATCATGGCATCGAAGTCCTTGCCCTGGCGGAAGGCCAGTTCTCGGATCTCGTTGCAGATGATCGGGATGAGGTTTGCCGCTCTGGACTGCTCTTCAGATGTCAGCGCTCTTTTCAGGTCTTGAATATCCTGAACTGTTGCGTAATCTGACATATCTTCACCTCGTTACTTCTTCGTTGTCTTTTTGGTTGTGGTCTTTTTCGTCGTCTTCTTGACAGGCTTGACCACCTTCTCTGCTACCGGAGCGGGTTCGACAATGGCAGGCTCCTTCACGGGAGCCTTGCCGCCGTCGATTCGTTCCCAATTACCGCCAAGCATGGAAGGCGCTTCAATGACCGCGCCTGTTTTGACGTTTCTGAACTTCATATCAGGATCCAGAACCTGTTGTCTCGATGCGTGCGAATGCAGCGCCGTCGAGGATAGCCCAGCCGATCCAAGCCTCAGCTCTGAGGTAGACCTGGTTGTATCTCTTGAGGTCGCCGTTTCCATCAGGATCACCGAACTCGATTACCTCGAAGTTGATCTTGTCAGCATAGCCCCACTTGAAAGCGTTCTGGAAGTCGCCTGCGTAAGCGTACTCACCAGCAACCTTGGAAACTGTGCTGTTGATGTCTACGGGAACACCCTTGATGGATGCAACGTTTGCGCCCCATCCGAGCTCGGGATACTGAGGAACGCCGTTAACCTTGAGAGCTGCGAGGTCTGCTGCGAATGTCTTGGACATAGCAACACCGTTCATGTCGTAATCACCGATAGCAGCGAGAGCAGAAGCGATGTTTGCTTCAGGGTTAGCGCTTGTGTAAGTAACGGAAGTTACGTCATCGTTTGTGTCGAAAGAGTTGTCACCGATGAGAGTTGTTGCGAGAGCGCCTGTTGCAGGGTTAACACCGTGCATAGCCATGATGTCGATACCACGAGCAATCTTTGTCTCGAAACCATCGTTGAAGCCTCTGATGTAGCCGAGCTGCTTCTCTTCGGAGCAACGAAGGAACTCGTCAGATACACGAGCGCCGTACTCGATCTTGAGAGGTACGATGTGCTTAACATCGTTGGAGTTTGTGTGAGAGCCCTTAGCTGCGCCCTCTGCTACGAGGTTGACCTCACCAGCGAGAGAGAATGTCATAACGTCTGTACCGCTGAATGCGATAGGTGTCTGACCTGAGAGCTTAGCAATAGAGGACTTACCCTTTGCGCCTACGAATACTTCCTTGACCAGTTCAGCCGGGAAACCTGTTGATGTGAATGCCATAGTTGTTTTCTCCTTATGATTGTTTTATGCCATTGAGAACTGACTTCAGCGATGCTGTGCCGGGGTCTACGTTCTCACCTGACTCTGTGTTTTTGGTCGGAATCGGCTGTGCGCCATTTCCCACCAGCTTCTTGAGCGACTCGGCATCTTTGCGGATGGACTCTTCGTCGTCTCCGCTGATCCTGCCTATCCACTCGTAAGAAAGGCCGACCTCGTGAGCTACCCGAGTCTTTAATGAGGCTGTCTCGTAAGCCTTGTTTCTTGCCGTGAGGTCTGCAATAGTCTGCTCGTCTCCTTCGTGAGCCTTCTTGTAGTCATCAAGGGCCTTGTTAGCCTCATCAATTGCCTTCTGGTGGTCATCCGGAGATATCCAGCCTTCGTACTTCTTCTGCGTGGACTCACGCTCGCGCTTCAGGCGATCCTTGATGATGTTGTCGAGCTCTTCCTGTGATTCGATAGGCTTGAAGCCTTCCTGTTTTGTTTCTTCTGACATGGTTTTGTCCTTTCCCCGATTCAATCCGTTCGGTAACGTAAATATATTTAGTAACCAATGCGCTGCTTCTTGGCTTCTTTAGCCGTAGCACACGCATGAGTTGCCAAAACAGCCGACTCTATGAGGGCGACTTCGATGTCGTCATCAAGAGTCTTGTATCCGTAACCGCCACCGCTTCCGATTGCCCTGTGCTGGCAATTAGAAACGCTCTGTCGCATGGCAGGCTGGCCATTATGACAAAGCGTTTTGTTAGCTATGGCGGTCTCGAAGTCCGATGATGCCTGGATAACTTCTTTCGTAGTTGCAGCCTTCACGTTCTTGAGCTTTTGCTCTTTGCATTCCTTCTGGAATGTGTCGAGCCCGGAAGCACCGTCTACCAAGACCGCTTTTGCCTTAACCTTCAGTAAGAAGTTGATTATCCAACCGTTGCCTTCGCGCTGGTCCTTACAATCAATGCCCTCAACAAATATCCGACCATCGTCGGTTTTGACCGCGATGGCAAGGCAGGTGTTTAGACCGTCTCTGCCGAACTTCACGCCTGCATAGATCGGAGGCTTGAGTGCAGGTAAGGTCTCCACCTTGAGTGCATCCCAGTCGGGAGCGCTTATCGCTGACTGCTGATTGTATCGGATCCACAAGCCGAGCCTCTGGATGTTGAAGTCGAGGTCGTCTCCGTTTATCTCGTCCTGGATGATTCTCTCGGTGAGGATCATGCCCAGAGACGGATTCGTGAGATACCACGCATCCTTGTCCTTGACGTTGGTCTTGTGGTCAACAGACCACTCCGCCCATCCGGCGTTGATACTTTCTCCCTGGAGTGTCTTGTCGCGGAAATCGCGGAAGACTGTTCCCTTGCTGACGGCCGTGGGCGGAGTACCGCACATTATCGTCTGCGGGTTCTTGGAACTCGACACGACGTAATTGAGCGCGGTCTGTTGTTCTTTCGTGTACTCCTGAGCCTCGTCTATGATCAGAAGGTCATAACCGGAACCCAGAGCACCTACGCTCGTTCTTGTGCGGAAATCTATGACACCGCCTGTCTCCGGTATAGAGATGCTCTCCCTGCCGTAGCCTCGCGTGACCTTGATCTGAATGCCGAGATATTCGAGCCTCGCCTTCAGTCGTTCCCAGGCAACGTGTGCCGTGTCGGTCAGATGCGCCGTGTGCAGGATGCGCTCACCGCGCCCGAGCCCCAGCATGGAGCGGATGGTCAATATCTCTGTCTTACCATTACGACGAGAGACCGCGAATCCGAACTTGGTATGAACCCAGAGTCCGTCATCGTTGACGGCCATGATGTCGTAAGACAACAGAGCCTGCCAATCCTGCGCTGTGTTTCCGCTTTTGTTATACAGTTGGACTGCTTGATCACCGTATGACTTCTCGTACGGTAAAATCACTGATTGAGTCGGGATCTGATTCCCGACCCTACTCATTGTGCTTGTTTACCTCCTGTGGCTTATCTCGTGATCGTGTCTGCATGGTTAACACCTCACTCCTTGAAGTTCTCCACCCTCTCGGTATAGAAGGAAGAGTTCCTTTCCGTAATGTAGTCTATGGTGCATCGGCAGTTGTCGTGCCGTCTCCATACGTCATTACCAGTGTCCTTGACCTCGTTGTAGTCATAGGACCCTGCCTGCTCCAGGCACCACGGACACGCGCCCGCTTCGGCCTGCCTGACGACCATCGTTCTGATGCCCGCCTTGAACATGGTCTGGGCATTGGTCCTGATGGACTCATCAACGATGTTCTGCGAGAAGTTCGCGAGCTGGTCAACGAACGCATCCTCGATGTCCGAGAATGTCTCATGACTCTTGACCTCGTCGATGAGACCTTGGACTCTGTCCATGTCAAACTTCGGGTTCTTGTACTTGATGCCAAGCCCCGCATCCTTGTTCATGTCCTTCTGGACCATCTCGCAAGCTGTGGTTACCATCCTCTGATCAAGGCCGAGGACCTTCGGCAGGATATCGTCGAGGTCTATCTCGTCAATGGTCATGTTAGGCGCGTACTTGATGAGGACCTTTCCCAGATCCTCGCCGATACGAGCTGACAGCAGAGATGCCGTTCCGTAGGAGGCATCGCCTGCCCTTATCTGCTTGTAGAGCTTGATGCACTCCTTGTCCGAGTCAACGGTCTCCTGAAAAGCCTTCTTGATCTCGTCGTAAGTTACCTGTGCCATTACTCAATACCCGTCAGCCTTCTCATACGGCCTTCGTCGATGAAGCCGCTTCCGTTCTCGAATGCCTGGTTAAGTTTGAGGACACCGTCACCGATTGCCGAGAGCATCTGAGCATCCGGCTCAAATGTCGGCTTCCAGAGCACCTTCGTCTCGAAGAGCTCTTCTCGGAGGTATGCCCTCTCGTCTCTGATGCAGGCTCCGATATAACCAACATTCTTGAAACCGACACTAAAGCATCTCTGCGCCTTGGTGGCGGTCAGTCTCAGTCCTTCATGCCCTGCCTTGATGGCTTCAGCGCTTGAAGGGTTGCTCGTAACGAAGCCTAAGTCATCCAGCGTCAGTCCTGTCTCTCCTGCAAACATCGAGGCGATAGCCTTGAGCTGTTCGAGATGCGGAGTAAACGAAGCTGCCTGGAACTGTCCGAGTGTCGGCCTCTCGCCGTCCTCGTCCTTGGTGAATGTCAGCATGGCCGACATGGAAGCCTGCCATGAATTGAGCATCTCTGCATCGTCCGAGAGTCCTGTCGCGTACTTCTGAGGGAACGAATAGAACTCTGCTGCAATTTCTGACCTTTTAATCGTTCTCATAGCGGACTTTGCATAGTCCATGCACGCCCTTGAGATACGAGAGTGTCCGAACTGCCTCTTTGCATCGGGCCTGTATATGATCGGGACCAGAGCACAGTAAGAAGAGTCGAAAGTCTCCACTGCTATCGGCTTGTCGGGCTGGTCAGCGACATAGATCTCCGTCCTGCCCGGTGTGCAGTATGCCCAGCTCTTGACATTGTCGTTCTCATCGCGATCGAGAACGGCATAACCTTCTGTCAGGAGTTTCGTGTAGTCGTCGATGATTCCGGTTGCGTTGGAACCGTCGATTATCTGAAAGCGAATCCTCTGCTGCTCGTCGGGTGTCTTGCCCGCTCCGCGAGTTACCAGGACGAAACAGCAGGAACTGATCAGAGCTGAGAGCATCGCATCGTCGAAGAAAATATCAGGGTTGTTCTGGTCGAACATTGTCTGAAACTCGAAGGTGTCATCCTCGAAGCCGTCAAACTGGAGACGATCTGCGAGGTTGTCCACTGCCTTGGAGCACCAGCCGTTGATAGTGGAAAGCCACTCCAAGCCCTGCGGTGTTGATATGCCCAGGTCGGGAGCATAAGCCTTCTGCTCATAAAATCTGTAACGCAGAAGAACTCTGCTGCGCTTGTTGGTCAGCTTGTTCTTCAGGTAACCAATGCCTTTCAATGCGCTGTTCACGTCTTTCCACCTCGTATCTCGTTAAATATCGACTCAAATGTCGGTTGGTTTGGCTTTACTT